TTTGTACGGGGACAAGCCGAGGTCCGCGACCGAAAAATCGCGGGCAACGATTTGACACATATTAAGTTCGAACATTTCGAACTTCTTCCCCATTTAAGGAGTATCATCCTAGAGGTGAGCCACTCTAAGTATTTTCGGATAATAACCCCCGGTTCTTTACTAAGATTTCTAGTCTTAGTTGACCTCCTACTAAGAGTACAGAATCGTGATATATACAGTGCGGACAGGCGTGTTGTCGAACGTCTGGGTGTAATCCGCACAAAATTCTTTAAACGCGATGGGTTTGGGATCGACAAAGATCTAATCTCAGAATTAGTCTTGCAAATGACCAAACACAAAGGATCCCACTATAGACATCCAACTATAGTGGATAATTCTTCGTCTAGACAGCAAATCTTAAACGATGTGGACGTCGCAATCCGCAAGGGAAAGCTCTTGCCAGATCGATATATGAATTATATAATAAAATGTTACAATACACTAACATTCTATTTTTATGTATGCGGTCTGAACAGTCTTCAAGATAACATCCGACTTATCATGATTATCCAACGTGCACTTGACAAAGCCTTGTCAATGTCCGGTAAGAAGGGACATGTGTTTAACTTGGATATGAATAAGTTGGTGTCGGAATTGAAGGTTGTTGGGTTATCCATAAATCGGTTAGTCAGAGGAGATTATCGCGACATAAAACAATATGTCAGGAAAATCACCCCTCACTTCCGACATAGGATAATATTTACTAGTCTTAATCGTTCTTGGCCGTGTCTGGACAAAGATCCGAAAGAAGTGGAAAGGCTACTGAATCGTGTTGGATTTAAAACCCAACAAAAACCGATGACAGCCACTTTTACGTCTCTTGGGAAAATCCCAGTCACAGACATTGCTCTCGGACAAGACGACAAAGACGCAATCCGAAATCAAGAGGCCCCTTATCAAAGGGAACTCAAGATTTTCATGAAAGGTTTAAGTAAATACCTCACACCGGCAAAACTACAATACATTAAAGGAATTAAACGACCAGAGTTTAATAGATCAGGATGTATTGAACGCACTAGGTTGCAGGGTGGGGCCTACGAATATTATAGAGAAAAGGTGATCGAACGCAAAAGAAGGCAAAAGACTGATGAAGTACCCGGTTGGTCAACACTGAAACAAGCTGGTAACGTCTCTTCATCAAATAATTTGTCTTCCGCGAATCAACAAGAAAGTCCTACGCAGAATCAGTTCAATCATGAAAAGGTAGAGTTTTCAAATAGAGACACTGATCGTCTAAATGGATTTGTCCAGAATGTACATGAGATACCTATTGGTTCTTGTTATAGTCCTTCCTTTACTCCTCCGATCAACACCCCATTAAACAGGGCTGATCAAGAGTTAGGGAACGGAACAAACAAGCAACTTTCGGAAATGCCAGTACATAATGACAAAACCCACGGTGACGATGAAGAATCTATGAGAAACCTATTTGCTCAAGGGGTACACCTCTACACTTTGAATAACATGCAAATAAATTGGTCAATATTTGAACTTGAACTAGATAATGTAGACTTCGAGAGAAACTTATCGTTACTCACAGATAAGGATGTCCGAAGTCGAAGAGAAGACTTTCTAAATAGTCGATTCGCCGACGAATACATCGCTGTATTCGGGGATTACCGATCTCCACGAAAAGTCGAAAGTATCAGTAGTCAGTCAGTTGAAGCTTTAAAGGCACAGCGGACCGGCTCAGAAACGAGCGACTATTCGGAAGTAGAATTCTGTACTCGGGATGAATGGTGGAATGAAGTGCTCTTGTCTTACCAGGAACACCCCAAAGAAATCGCACTAATCCCTGAAGTTATTCCCGAAAGGGGAGGAAAATTCAGGGTAGTGACGAAATCAAGTGCATTCGTTAACTCAATACTGAGCGTAGCTCATGCAAAGGCTAACGAATTCTTAAAAGAAATCCCTGGCATACGCGAGGGTTTCTACTTAAGAAAGAAATCGAAAGAATTACAACACATCGGTTTAACAGATGTGTATAAAAGACTAACGAGGACGAATCAAGATCCGATAGATTGTTCTAGCTCAATCTACGAATCTGATTGTACGGACTCAACAGACTACATTGATCCTAGGTATGCTAGGATAGTAGTCGAAGAGCTTTGTGACATGCTCGATATAAAGGGTATCGAGCGTCAGTTCGCACTCCTAACAGTCGATGTTAACGGCAAACGTTACATCAGAACGAAGGATCGTCTTAAAATCAAACGGACGAGAGGAATTGGGAGCACAATTTCTAAAGTCGTCCGTGATGGTGATAAGATCATAGACGGTTATGCAGAAGAAGGACCATATTATTTCATAGAAGAACAGGGTAGAATAACAGTATACCCAGTTGCAAAAAGTCTTAATAGGTCAATATATGGGCCAGGAACGATGATATATTCTGATCAGTTCAGAATATACCACCGGCCCGAATATTCAGAAATGAGCATAATCGTTAATAACAAGATCGAGACTATAAGATCTAAATCCGACAAAGGATTTTCCATACCGATCGAGTTATTACGAACTGATCAGAACTATATAATTGAGGAATACAGTTCTGATATGGCTGACCGCCTTGCGGACCAAGGGATACAACCCTTGCGTCAACACATAGAAGTCGGAGATGATGGATATCAATATCTACACAGTGACTATTCAGTATGTCGCGGAACACAGATGGGTCTAAGACTGTCCTTTCCAATCTTATGCATCCTACATCTATTCGCTGCACGATCTTCGCCACAAGCTTGCGTATTCGGAGACGATCTGATCGCAAATTGGGGCCCTGATCAAGTAAATGATTACTTGGGCAGGATGAAGGCCTTAGGTTTCGTCATGAACGAAAACAAATCCTTCAGATCGGACAGGATCGGATGTTTCTGCGGCAACTTTATAGATTTCAAGAAACGGGGATACCCTGTTATGGTATTCCCGGATCTTAAATCAGTTCTCACACCAAAGGTAGAGAGCGGTCAAGTTGATATTGATCCAATCATTCGTTTTAAAGAGGTATATAACAAATGTTATTCAGACTCTAGAAACGAAATAAGGAGAAGAGTATCTGGCATTCCAGAAAGATACTTCCCTCATATAATTTCCTATGTTAGAAACAAGATGCCACTACATATACCCGAGGAATTCGGAGGATTCGGTCTGCTTCCATATAATCGATCTGGCTCTGAACTATCAGAGAGATGTGTTCGGTTATTTAAGAAGTTAGATGAGAAGTCAAAACACGCCTGGATCTCCAGGTTATCATCGTGTTGGACTACTGCGGCGCTGCACCCGCGAATCCGAGAATTAAGTTATGTAGTTAAGGATCATGTCGAAGCTCGATCGTCTGAGACCAAAGAAGAGGAATCTCAGAACATAGATTGGGGACTGAATAAGTTCAAATTGCAAACCGGTCAACGGGGAACCTATTCAAGACCAGTCTATGGTAAGATTGAGCGTCCAAAGGTAGAAGATATCACCGAGACATTGACAGCGAAGGTAATGTCCGACCTTCAATATTGTCTCAATGAAGAACTATCTAAGATAAACATAGAAAGATATAGATTCCAAAATATGTACAAGCGAGCTCTCACAACATTAGGTCATTTGTTGTGGGAACACGACCCGCATTCTCGGTTGGGAATGGGGGCCATGTCTAATGCCGAAGCATTCAAGTCTGTATGGCTTGATGCGAAAACACACAAGTTATCGCATCATAGATACAGACATGCGACGGTATCAGACCGCTATGTACCATTAACAATTGCGTATCAATACGCACAATTGTTAGATCTGCCCTTGGACAAGATCTTTGGATATCTATCAATGGCGTCAAGATATGATGCATTAGAGAATAACTTCCTTATCTCTCTCTTCAACAAATACGGTAAACAATTAGACCTTTATCATCAGTCCCAGACCAAGAGGGCTGAAAGGCTTAAACGTCTAGCTGACAAAATAATGGATAGTTACCAGAAAAACAATCGATTATTCGTCAACCCGGATTTGCATCGTGATGAAACTTATGACTTTGACATAAGGACGCCAAACAAGGATCTAGAAATCATTAATCCTGAAGATGAACTTAAATTAGCCGACGAGGAAGAGTGGCCGGAATTAACTAACAATAATCTCCAATTTGGTGTTATAGGATCCACCAAATGGGTAGACAATGTTAATCTCCGGAATACCGGTCAATCATGGTCAGGGCTATTTAAGTCAACAGGATTAACGCTTGAAAACCCTATATCACTTCCGAAGAGATCAAAATTTGTCTCGCTTTCCGAAGTTCTTGACGCGGGTGGATATAAATTACATAACATCCCATCTGTAAAAATATATATCCCTCCAAAGGAAGAACCCGTTATACGATTCAAATATGAAACTCCAAAAGAAACCGATAGAGGTTCGAGTTTGCCACCCTGGTCGACGTTTACAACCAAGGAAACTCTCGAAGATGATTCCAATACCGGTAACATAAGCAAAGTTACGGAAATACACGACTCAGATAATACATCGTTATCGGAGAATATTTCAGTGATCGACCTACATCTAAAGAAAGAAGACTCGACCTATAACGAGACGACATTCCAAGATGAGGTAGATGACGAAATATTGTTCGAACCAGATGTAATAGAAAATGAACCCGAGGAGGACGTATGGCAGTCTTATGAAGACGATTTCGATTATGTTCAGGTAGCACGCTCTCAGCTAGGAGACAATCTAGGCTATGGGTTTGGTGTACTAAATTACTTATTCCGGAAAATAAAGGATTTATACCCAACCGAAAGCACTAGACAGCTCGCCAACCGCTGGTGTTACGTGACACTATTCGGAAAAGTCTTGTCCGACTAACGATACGTTTGCCCATCGGAGCT